TTTCAAGTCGTTTGCCAATTCAGTGATCCAGGACATGATTCGAATCATGATCACGGAAAGCATTACAAGGCCGATCGCCGGAGCATTTACTGGGGCAATTTCTGGCGGAATCGGCGCGATGTTCGGCGGAGGCGGCGGAGCAGCGGCTGGCGGCGGCGCTGCAGCCGGTGGCGCCAGCGCGTCCGGCGGACCGGTCTATGCTGGTCGCTCTTATCTGGTCGGCGAAAAAGGCCCGGAGATCATGACTACGAAGTCGGATGGCCGCGTGATCCCGAACGAAGCTCTCAGTTCGGGCGGCGGATCGACCGTGATCAATTTCAACGTGACGGCGATGGATTCCGCCAGCTTTTCTACCCATCTATCCAAGCATAAGGCAGAGATCAGCGGAATTGTCGAGTCGGCCTATAAGCGCCGCGGTAAACGAGGGCCAATGACATCATGAGCACTTTCCCATCCAGCCCGGCTCCGCGGTCTGCAAAAATAAAAAGCGTGTCGCCGACGTTTGTATCGACCGCGCAAAGCCTGCGGCGGGTTGTCAGTTCACGCGGAGCCCACCGCTGGGCAATTGAATTGGATTTCCCTCCGATGCGGCGTTCGATCTTTGCGCCACTATGGGCGTTCATAACCGCTCAGCGCGGAAGATCCGGATCGTTTGACTTTGTTCTTCCTGCTCATGCTCCGCAAGGAAGCTGGGCTGGAACCGTTCTGGTTGATGGAGCCGCGCAAGTCGGTACTACGATCAACCTTAAAGGGTTTACAGCGGCTCAAAATGGAGTCGCAAAGGCCGGTGATTTTGTACGCTTCGCCGGATCTTATAAAACATACATGGTTACGGCCGACTCGAACAGCGACGCCGCCGGAAAAGCTTCTATTTCAATCAATACGCCGCTCTGCGCCAGTCCGGAAGATTCCGCCGCAGTTTATTCAGACTGCAAGTTCCGCTGCTCGCTGGTGGACGATAATACCGATACCGAGGTTTCTACCGATATGACCTATGATTTCAAGGTTCAGCTGATGGAGGTGCTGTACTAATGGCTCGAGATATTACATCTGCGGTTAAAACGGCGGCAGAGCAGACGCGCATTTCGACATGCCATCTGCTGACCGTTTATCTAGACGCGCAGACGATCTACTGGTGCGACTATACCCGTCCGGTTATTTTTGACGGGAATACATATTCACCTGCCGGTCAGCTTTTAGGGTTTGAGGGGCTCGAAGAAACAAGCGACGTGGTAGTTAATTCAGTCACCGTTTCGCTTTCTGCGGTTGATACAAACGCGACCAGCCTGATCCTGAGCAACTATTATCTCGACCGGCGTTTGACGGTCCACCGCGCGTTTTTTGATGTCAATGATGCGCTGATTCCTGACCCGATCATTATTTTTGACGGACGTATGAATAAGCCGTCACTGGTTGAAAATCCTGAAGACGGATCTGCTGTACTTTCAGTCGAGGCTTCAAACCAGTTCGCCGACTTTGAGCGTAAGCCGGGACGTCATACTTCAAATGATGAACAGCAGATACACTTTCCAGGCGATAAAGGATTTGAATATGCGACTGAAATCGACCAAACCCTCACTTGGGGAAAATAGCCATCCGCGTTTTCCGGACTGGGAATCCCGTCTGCATGACTTTGCCAATGAAGTCATGGAAAAGCCGTTTGTGCTGGGCGAAACCAACTGTTCCATGCTGGCCGCCCGCGCTGTTGACGTGATGTATGAAACAGATTTTTTTAACGAATTCAGGCTGGTAGCGCCGTCCGATGAGTCTGAGCTGTCAGAGGCTTTATCACGCCGCACACTGCGCGAATTCGAAGCTCACGGATTTTCAAAAGTTGAGAAGAACTTTGAGCAGACCGGAGATGTACTGATCGGCTGGAAAGAGCCGTTTGAACGCTGTGCGGTTTATCTGGGCGGAGGTCGCTGTCTGACCAGCTCGCGTGAGCATGGTGTTCGCCTTGTTCCGCTCAATGTTTTTGTCCGCGCCTACGAACCGGAGGTTTTCAGATGGGTGTAGAAACCGTCATCATCCTTGGAATCACATACGGAATGGTATATCAGGCCATCGCAACGGCTCTGATCTCGTTTGCCATTTCTTATGCCGCCCAGAAGCTGTTCGGAGTTACTCCGGAAACTCCAAAATTCGATCAATCCATTACTGAAAATATTGATGGTGCAACCAATCCGATCCCGATCATCTACGGGAGCCGGCGCGTCGGCGGAACCCGCGTTTTTGTTGAAACGAGCGGAGCATCAAATACATATCTTCATACTGTTCTCGCTATGTGCGAGGGCGAAATTCATTCGATAGACGACATCCTTTTGAGCGATATTTCAATCACGGATGCTAAGTTCTCCGGTTCAGCCTGGGGATATAAGCATACCGGGGCTGATGACCAGACGGTCGATGCCTCGCTGAACGGTCTTTTGCCGGACAAATGGACTGAAAACCACCGACTTCAGGGTACGGCTTATGTGTACGTTCGCCTTAAATTTAACCAGAATATTTTCAGCTCGATCCCTACTATCCTTTGCGACATCAAGGGGAAAAAGGTTTATGACCCGCGTACCGAAACATCCGCCTGGAGCGACAATCCGGCGCTCTGTCTGCGTGATTATCTGACAAATACACGTTACGGTCGCGGCATACCCGTAGAGATGATTGACGATGACGCGATCATTGCCGCCGCAAACTACTGCGAAGAGCAGGTGACATTCAAAGACCCGTCCGGCTCGGCGTATAATGATAACCGCTACCGGTGCTGCGGTGCGATTAATCCGGATGACGGCTATCTTGACAACGTGAAAAAGATTCTGTCGTCATGCCGCGGAATGCTGATTTTCAGTTCCGGAAAATACAAGCTGGTGATCGATAAGCCGGAAACCGCCGCCTTCACGTTCAATGAAGACAATATCGTCGGCAAAATCAACATCGGTATGGGCGACAAGTCCATTGTTTTCAACCGGATGCGCGTCCGGTATTTTGATACAGATCTTGGCTATGAGCAGAATTATTTCACATACGACAACCCGACCCTTCGCGCGAATCAGGATAACGGGCTTATTCTGGAAGGTGATTTGGAGCTGCCGCTTACGAATGAAATTGTTCGCGTTGAGCAGATCGCCCAGATGGAAGTTAAGCGATCGCGCCAGTCAATCGTCTGTCAGTTTGATTCAACCCTCGAAGCTCTGAAAAACGATGTAGGTGATGTCGTGAACGTTACCTACTTGCGCGCCGGCTGGCCGAATAAAAAGTTCCGCGTGGTAAAAATCGGCCTTAAATCTGAGGATACCGTAGAAGTCAGCCTGAAAGAATACGATGCATCTGTTTATGTTATGGAAGCATGGGTTCCGCCGGGCGAGCCGGATACGCTCACGCCCGGCTTGTGGAACTATGACCCTCCAAACAATGTGTCTGCCGCCAGCGGTAATACAGAACTTCTGATTGCCGGTGACGGCTCGCTTCTTTCGCGCCTCCGCCTTTCGTGGACAGCCCCTGAAAACGGATACTGCACCGGATTTGAAGTCGGCTATAAGCTGTCCAGCGAGGAAAATTATACGGACTTTGCGAAAGGAAAAGAAGAGGCCCAGCATATTTTTTCGCCGGTGCAGGATGGCGTTGATTACGATCTGCGCGTCCGGGCGGTCTATTTCAACGGTGGTCATTCTGAATGGGTTTATACGCTGGACCATACCGTGCAGGGTAAATCGGCTCTGCCGGATACTCCGGACGGATTCTCCGTCACAAATGAGCCAAACAACGTCAAAAAATTCGTCTGGAACTCGGTCGGCAATCTCGATCTGCGAGGCTATCGGTTGCGCATGAAATCCGGCTCGACCGGCGAGTGGTCGGAAATGACCTCTCTGCACTCCGGAAATCTCGCCGGATCTCCGTGGGAAACAGGATCAATATCGGAGACTGGAGCGCACCGGTTTGGCCTTGTTTCGGTCGACACATCCGGCAATGAGTCGCTTCCTGTGTATTTCAATATGACTTTGGAAAGCACCGGAGAAAGCTCTACGCCGCCAGGAGCGCCGTCCGGACTGGCCGCAACGGCGATGTATCTGTCGGTATTTCTCGAATGGACAAACCCGACCGAAAACTTTTCGGCAACGGAGGTCTGGATTTCAGCAACCAATGATCGAGCCGCCGCGGTTCGGCTGGCTGTTACCTCCGCGCCGATCTTTCAGATTGAGCGGGAAGATGAAACGCCGTTCTTTGTCTGGCTTCGCTCGCTTAACTCCGCCGGAACGCCAGGCCCGTTCAATTCGGACGATGACGACGGCCTCGAATGCGAAGCGCTGATCGTCATCGACTCAACCAGTGCCGCTGCCATCACCGCCACCGCCGCCAAAATCGCCAATCTGTACGCCGCCAACATCGCCGCCGGATCGATCAGCTCCGGAACCGTCATCATCGGCCCAGGCGGAGCCATACGCAGCCATGATTATGAACATGGAAATAACGGATGGTTTTTTGGCCACGACTTGGCCGAGGTCTGCAACCTGATTATCCGCAATGCGCAATTGATTGGAGGGATTCAGCAAAGCCTTAATTTCCAAACCGGCGCGCAAGGGGCATACATCAACTGGGAGACCGGCGACGCTGAATTCCATACGCTGCGGGTTTATGGCTCTGTCGCTGCTCCAGTTTTATTTATCGGCGGTCAAGCAATTACCGGAGGATACTACGTCGATGCGGTCGATGTCAGCGTTGTAACAATGGAAGGAACGACCGTTCGCTACACAACCGACGGAACAGTTCCTGATGAAACCGACGCTGCTGTTTCAGGCGGTACGCTGACCATTTCCGCATCAAATAATTATGTGTTCGTGGCTTATGAAGATTCGACCGGACGCGCCAGCATTCCGGTTATCTGCCCATTCCGAATTGCTCGTCCGTTGTCAACCGGTGGCTTCACGCCGTTTGAATTCTATATCCGAATCAGATCTTATTTTGATACCGATTATGTCCTCATCCAGAGAAACAATAACGACCCGACGACTGGGGCATGGATTGCGTTGCCGAAGAAAAAGCACTACAGATCGAGCGGAATTTTGGACGGATTTGTTTTTGAGGACACCTATGATTTTGAGACCGGATCAAACTTGTCAAACCAAAACCTGATCTATTGCCAGTCGTCGACGAACGCCATCACTGGGAGAATCGGCCCGATTTATAAACGGGTTTATAATGTCAATGATGCCAGCATGCCATGGGGAACGTCAATTTATGTATGGACTGGATCGGCGTGGGGATCGGCAATCACCGCGCCAGGCGGCACGCTGGATCCAGACGACTATCCGGGCTAATCCAGCGCCATGATCGCCGCCTCTGCGCGGGTCAGGTCGTGGTTATAAATTTCTGCGGTAGCCGCATTGGTCCAGCCGCCCAGCTTCATCGCCACGTCCTGCGCAACGCCCGCCTCGGCCAGCCTTGTGCGAAATGTATGACGCCAGCAATGAAACGAAAGAACTGCCCCTTTCGGTTCGATTTTTGCGGAACGGATCAGATCGGTATATCCGGTGCGCTTTTTCGTCGTCGCGTAATGGTGAGCAAGCTTTTCGAACAGGAACCCTCTCGCTGGTAGATGATCCAGCGCGGCCTTTGCTTTCGGGTGCAGCGGAATAGTCACCTTTATTTCGTGGCGCTCGGTTTTTGATGGAACCAGCTCGATCCGGTCCCCGTGGATATCCTCGCGTTTAAGCGATGCGATATCGATCAGCCGAAGCCCCGTATAACGAGCCAGCACGCTCGCCTCGTACCAATGCCATTCCGTTCCGATCTCTCGGCATACGGCCAGCAGAGCGGCTTCCTCGCCGCGTGTAAACGCCCGGCCATGACCACTCCCGCTTTGATCTGCCCTTTGCACCATAGAAAACGGATTATTAAGCATTCCTGCGCGCGCCGCGACGGCCGCAAAAACAGTTTTCAAGTTTCCGACCCGGTTATTTTGAGACTTTCCTCCGGCCGGCTGATCCGCTTCCAGCCAGTCCGCGAACGCCTGAGCCAGGCGCGGAGTTACATCATGAAGAAATTTCACTTCAGGCGAATGGCTTGTAATCCACTTAATGAACTGCGCCGAAATTCTGCGGCGGCGATCGAGCGTATCCTTTCCGGCCTGCGGCTTTGTTTGCAGATAAATTTTCCAAAGATCTGCAACCGGAGATCCTGAACTTCCTCCGGCTTCCCAGCCGATCAGCGAATCCACCGCCGATACAAGCCTCGACCGCGCCATATTCCCGCGCATCGCGGATCTGATTGAAGCGTCAACCGCCTCGGCTGTCGCCTGATCTGATGTCCCGGACGAAAACCGTTTTCGTTTTCCATCCTGCCCATAAATCGAAATCCACCAGACGGCGCAATCGGGTCGTTTGTAAATGCTCATGTATTATAAATAATATAAATAAACCACAACAGCAAGACACAAAAAAGACACTATAAAAACAGAAAACCCTGTATTTATTGGGTTTAAATGGTGGAGGTGGGGGGAATCGAACGTCTATATTTTTCGTAAACTGTTTATGTGTGCATTATAAAACATATAAACAAAGTTTGTTTGGTCACGGAGCTGACACGGTTTAATATGGAGATTCTTCAAACATGGTTACTGTGCCATTTTGCGTGACGAACCATTTATAAGTAACTGGGATTCCTGCATTTTGGTATCGATAACAAAACTGCCGGCGCGTTCCAGATGCTGTGGCCCATACGTTATCAGGCTCATCCAGATGATGAGGCCACGCCATGAGTGCTAAATGTTCCGGCATCCCAACCGCTATTTTACCGTTTTTATAGTCCTGATAAAAGGAAGGGTATCGCTTCAACAGCTCTTCATCTGCCAGATGAATCATATTCGACATGGTATTCGGACATTGCTTCTTCCAGTCGCGAATAATAATGACCAGGCTTTTGTCATCCATTCTGGGTATCTGATCGGGTGTATAATCCAAATATCCATTTATTTCAGCACGCTGCTGTTCCGTAATAGTTTTACAGCCAGAAAAAATAAAAAATGCGGAAATTAGTATGAATATCGCCGTTAACTTCATGTATTTTCCCCAGGTTCGGGTTTTACGACTTCTGTCGCCGTTCATTTTTTCTTCCCGTATTCAGCCGGTTTTTCGGCGACCATCATGAGGGTGTCGCTTTCAAGATTGGCGTGGCCGATCAGCCATGCCAGGTCTTTTACCAGCGATGCCGTTTCGCGGGATTTAACGGCTCCGGCGCGGATGGTGTCAATGTATTTCTCGATGTCGGCGCGCCCGGGGGCTTTGCTGCGCGCAGGTGACATGTCGATGTCGGACAGAAGCATTCCGCTGGCCTCTATTTCATCGTGCAAATGCCCGATCAGTACGAGCACCGCCTGGTGGTAGTTTCTTGATTTCAGTGCCGAGCATAGCGCGTGAAGCGTTTGTAATGATGGTCTGTTTTTACCGGCGATCAACCGGCTTACTGATGCCTGTGTTGATTTCATGTGTCTGGCAAGCTCTTCCTGCCGCATTCTAGTTTCGTTCAGTGCCGTTAAAGTTGCCGCCCCTATGTTTGTTATTTTGCTCATCCCCTACTCCTTTCGTGCTGGTTTATACGCGAAACGTATAAAATAAAATTTATGTTGTCAAACATCTTGACTTACTTTGTTTGCTATTATACGTTGCGTGCAAGATACGAAACGGACAGCAACTATGATAACGAAAACGCGAATAGAAAAAAGTGTCGGACACATGCTGAGGATCGGATCGAAGAACGCCGATCCGGTTGAGGCGGCTATGTCGAAGCATTTGACGGCAGTACTTGAAAAGGCGGCTAGTGATTTCAGACGGACGATGCGGAAACGCAGTCCTGTTGCGGCGTAAATCTAACCTGAAAGGCGGGTTGGTGATGAATGGTGTGGAAAAGATGGCAAAGGACTTGGCGGCGGCCAAGGAAACGATGGATGCGATGCTGATTAAGATCGGCGAGCAGGCGAAGGATATCGCGTTCCTGCTGGAACGCTCGCGGGGAGCTTGGAGTTTTGTGCTGGGTGGCGATCGGGACTGTGGAGCGTCCAGCAATTCGATTGTTTACATCGCGTACGGTCTGATCCCTATCGAAGAACAGGTTTTCCCGTCCGATCAGGCCGATCTGGACGCCTGCCGCCGGATGCTTGATAAGCTGCCGATCCACCGGATCACTAAAGATGTTCATGAGGCGATGTTCCGCGCCACTCAAGCGCTGGCTGTTAAACAACGTGAATTTGCTGGGCGGTCATGAGTCAGCGCACGTTCAAGATGGTCGATCTGTTCGCCGGTGCCGGCGGCTTCTCGGAAGGTTTCCGCCGGACGTGCGAACGGCTTGGAATCCCGTTTGATCTGACGGCAATTAACCACTGGCCGACGGCGGTCGAGACCCATTCGGTGAATCATCCGTCAGCCCGCCATTTCTGCGAGTCGGTCTACGAAGTAGATCCGCGCGACGTAGCGCCGGATGGATACATGGACTGCCTGACCGCCAGCCCGGAGTGTATCTACCACTCCAACGCCCGCGGCGGCGGCGTGTGCGACGATCAGAGCCGCAGCGGTGCCAAGGATATTCTGCGCTGGGTGTCGGCGATATACGTTCAGACGATTGTTATCGAGAACGTGAAGGAATTCATGGGCTGGGGGCCAATCTATAAAAGCGGCCCGAATAAGGGACTGCCGATTCCGTCACGCAAAGGCGCTGAGTTCCGGCTGTTCTGCGTCGGATTGCGCGAGCTTGGCTACCACATTGATTTTTCCGTGCTGAACAGCGCGAACTATGGCGCATACACGGCCCGTGAGCGGTTCTTCATGATTGCCTGCAAGGGGATTCCATTCTCCGGATGGCCGGAACTTACGCACGCCAAGAATCCGGATCGGCCGTTCGTGAAGCAGTGGCACGCTGCGAGGGATATTATCGACTGGAAGTTGCAAGGAGACAGCCTGTTCATGCGTCAATCCGGAATGCTGGAAGGAAAAGCTCCGCTGGTTAAAAACACCATCGACCGGATTGTCTGGGGATTAAAGAATATCAGCGGCATTGATCCGGAACCGTTCCTGGTCATGCTGTACGGAACCGGTAAGGCGCGGAGCATTGACCGCCCTCTTCCGGCAGTTACCACCAGCGGAAATCATATCGCCCTGGCCGAACCATTCTTTGCGAAGTATCACGGAGGCGAGAGCGGAAAAACTCGCTGCTACGGCGTGGACGCTCCGCTGATGACGCTGGATACATCGAACCGCTTCAGCCCGATCGAACCTTTCCTCGTTAAATATTTCGGATCCGGAGCGAACGCGGTTTCGACAAACGGCCCGCTGCCGACTGTTACCACGAAAGACCGGTTCGGGCTGATTGAGCCCTGCCTGCTCGATGTCCGGTATCGCCTGCTGGAACCGCACGAACTCGCAGCCGGCATGGGATTCAACGGCTACAAATTCTGCGGGACAAAAACCGACATCAAGAAGCAGATAGGCAATGCGGTGGAAGTGAATCAGTCCACGGCGATCGCCGAGCGCGTGGTGATGAACTGGAGGGCTGCGGCATGATCGCTTTTTTGAATCTTCAAGACATTTTGTTTTCCGTCTCCGCACCGGAAACCCGTGGAGTTCGCCGGCTCCACAAAATCAGTCACCCGTCCGCGATACGTCGCGGCGTGGCAAACGACGGCTCGCCTTTCGGCCGTCTATGCATCGGAGCCGTATGCCGATGTGCTGAAAAGACGGCCCGCCTTTGGCGGATTGCTGATTTACCGAAGGACGGAGAAATCCGCTATCTACCGAGAAGCCGGAAGGCAGGCCACGGCTCGCGCAAGCCGTTACTGGAAGCGACAGACCGCCGCGACCGGGTGCGCTTTTTTTATGATGAGAACGGCGAGCTGTGCCGGTTCGCAACGCGACGGGAATGCGCGTTGATCATCGCGGGTTGTCTTTTGGCGTCGGCCTGTCTGGTTGCTCTGATTTTTTTGTCCGGAGGTGTGTTTTGACGGCATCCGCTGGGAGATTCCGAATGAGTAATGAAGTAAAAACGTTCGAGTTGAAGACGGTGGTCTGTCCGCTGTTTGCCAGCTATCCGGCTGTCGCTGAGCTGTTCCCTGGGCTTGGCCGTAACAAGCTGAATGCACTGGTTGATGCAGGGTTGATTCGTCGAAAAAAAACCGGAGACCTTCCGACCGATGGAGTTCTTTATCGTGTGGCAGATATTCTGGCGTACATGGAGAGCAGCGATCGGGCGGCGTAGACGAAGCCTGAGTGAAAATAGAAACCTGAAAGGGTCAATATGTACGAAAATGAAATCAGGAAAGTTAAGAAGCTGGTTGGTGTTCAGAAGATGAGTATGGGTCTGGCGATTACGCAGGTGGCTGATTCGTCGGGGATTCCGGTTTTCAAGCTGGCGCAGGAAATGCGCAAACACGCTCACGCCAGTCAGGCCTCTAAAAAGTACGCAGCCCGTTATAAGGCGACCGTTCCGAACCGTATGATTGACAGTTCTCAGTTGGAAGTTCGCGGTTAAAAAAAAAGGAGGCGGGTGTGGCGGAGAAGATGATGTTTTCAGCAGAGCGGGATGAAGCAGATGCGATTAAGCGCGGATTGCAGTTGGCGCTTGATGCCGTTGATAAGGCCGGAGCTGATGCCGTTGAAACAACGGTTATTGCTGATCTTAAAATTGCTCATCAGAAAATCTGCCTGGCGATTACGTTCCTTAATTCCGGAGAGTCCGATCTTGGCGCTGGTGTGCGGCCGATTGATGCGCGGGCAAAACGCGTTCCAAAACTAATGGCCGGTGCTCCGGAACCTTACAAGCGGGCCGGTTTCGGCCGGAAGTGCCGCAAGCTGTGTGAATGATTTATGGGGAGAATATCAGGGGTTATCGGCGGCTTTGTTGTGGTTGCTGAACGACTAACCTCCCGATGCCAGACGGCAAAGGCTCCCCGCCATTTTTACAGGATGGTTTCCAGTGCGCAGATGCTGACAAGGTGAGATTTTGGCCGCAAAAAACACGAAAATTGGAGGGGTTATGGCGG